CCTGAGTGCCGCCAGCGTTCATTGTCAAAACCCTATACCCACTACCCACGGGTAGCTTTGCCCAAGTGTTTGTGCCTGAGCCGTACAGTAGGTCGCCTGTTGTTACCGTGTTTGTGCCTGTACCGCCGTTGGTAGCTGCAACCGTACCAGTCAGGGAGATAGTCAGGCCGGTAACGTTAATGTTTGTGCCGCCGATGTAGTTGAGCTGGTCAGAAAACTCAGTAAAAGGCAGGGCTGTAGTGCCGACAGTGATGGCCGCAAGTTGGGACAGTACATACGCGCTGCCCGCCAGCGTAGAGCCAGCAGTTACAAAGAAGTAGGCGTTGTTGGCAATCTCGCCAGCAGCCGCAGTATCAAAGTCTGTTGCGCGGGTTAAAACATAAACAGCGCCAGCACTACCGGTAGCAGTAACAACATACACACCATTGTTTGCGGAAGCGGCTTCGTTTTTAATCAGTACGCGATCACTTGTAGCTACTGCCACGCCGTCGATAGACAGAGCACCGTTTGCATTTGCCGTGAGCGTAGCCCCGACACCAGCAGTGCCATTGTTGTATGCGTTGGCAGCAAGGGCCGCAGTGGTGGCCAGACGCACCGGCGTGTGAACCGTAAAGCCTGTAGCCGCCGCTTGGTCAACGTACTGCTTAGTCGCCGCTTGCAAAGCAAGGGTTGGGTTGGCATTTAACAGCACAGTCGAGCTAAACGTAGCCGCGCCGGTAACACCCAAAGTACCACCAACCGCCAAACCAGCTTTAGTGGAGATGGATTGGTCGGTGCCGGAAATACGTGCAGCCCAATTGGATGCGGCTACACCGCCGGAAAACAACAGGACATCTTTGGCTGCGGTGGCTGTACCAATAATTAGCTCACCACCGTCGTTGTACAAATAACCAGAAGCAGGCGTAAAGATTGGATAAGCAACTTCAGTGTAATTAGAGCTGGAAATGCCCATGTCGATGAAGTTGTTTGTACCGTCTCCCAAATTGTTGTACGCCACAATGTCCGTAGAAGCTGAAGAGCCGCTATTTAAGTTCTGGGCGTATAGCTGTGCAAATCCGTTGGTGTTTGCATATAGCTCACCAAGAGCTGCGCCAAAGGTTGTATACCCTGTAACGCCTGTACCCACCACCGTGATTGGGCCACCGTCAATCAATACGTTACCCGTGGCTTCTTCGTAGATGGCCTTCTCAGCGGGGTACGTGACAAACACGTCCTTGGGGCCAGCAGCAAACGAAATCTTATTTGTAGTAGCCGCGCTGTTTGAAAGAACTGTGGTGCGCACTAATGTGCCGCCAGCCGTGGTGGTGTACTGGCCGTAACCAACTTCCCAATCGCCCGTGGCGTTGTCAAAACAGCAGTAGTACGTGAAGTTGTTTGCGCCAATGACAGAAAACGCTTGGTAACCAGAAGACGCTCCGCCAAGCACAAAGTTAGACGTACCTGTTGTGCTGGTAGTTTCTTTTACGCGGTCTTTTAAAACGAGTGCCATGTCATGCCTTTAATTATCTGTCCCGATGACTTGCCAAGGATTTGTTTGCGCAGTGTCAATTGTTGTCCATGAGGTACTTTGCGAATTGTTAATTGTCGCCCAGTTAGCGTTCTGCGCGTCATCAATCAGCTCCCACAAAAACCTAGCAATAACCTGATCTGCCGCTGTTGCGTTACCCTGAACTGTAGCAATAAACACCGCCGCTGCCAAGAAGGAACCCACCGCCGAAGCAGCTTCTACAATCGGGGCGTTGAAAGTTGATGCAGCCACACTTGTGCTGTCCAAACTTGCAGCAGTTTCAACTTCCACCGCCGCCAAGAAATCTACCAACGCGCTAGGTGTATCAACGCCCGCCGCAAAGTCTGTAATAACCGCCAATAAGTTCGCAAGAGTTGATGGTGTGTCAAGCCCCGTTATCGTTTCTGTGATAACACAGTCATACTCTAAACCGCCAGTAATTACATCCGCAGCTACAGAAGCCTCGCTGATTGCTACAGCAAAGGCCGCTTGCGCTGCTACTTGTTCAGAGACTGTGCCAGCTTCGTTGATAGCTACTGCAAAGCCGATAAGCGCGGACATAACGTCCGTGCCAGTAACCGCCTCTTCAACTGCGCAGATATAAACAAGCAAAGCTGCCGTAGTGTCGGATGCTGTTGCTGTCTCTGCAATTGCTGCGGCAAAGTTGGACTCTACAACAGTTACGCTATCGGAGCTATTTACTAGCTCTGCAACACTCGGGGTGAACTGGGCCACTGCCACAGGTGCCGTGTCGTTTACTGTAGCGCTTTCTACAATTTCGTTAAGGTACGATTCTCCAGCCGTGGCTACAGCCAGCGGTGTGGTTGCAAGTGGGGTGAACCCAAGCACAGGGAGTTACTCCCTGTAAATTAGACTGCGGTGAGGCTGAATGTGTATGTCACGTTCAGTGTGTCACCAGACACAACCACGCGGTCACCGGGCGACTGGAAGTCAGCCTCAGAGAACAACGTACCAGAAGTGCCGCTAGCCACGGTACACAAAAACGCGCCAGCCACAGTACCACCAGCGCCCGAGATTGTGAAGGAAACAGCCGAGGAAGTAGCGAGTACCGAAGGATTCGCTACTGTGGCTGTACCAAAAGTTACAGCCTTGCGGGAACCAGAGTAGTTTGTGAACTCAGTCCACCCAGCGTGGGAAGCCAATGTATCAGCGGCAGCGAAAGAAGTACCAGAACCGGGGCCAGTCACCAAACCGAGGAAGAACGCAGCGGTGTACGTAGCACCTTCAAAGTACTTGGTGTTCATATCCGCAAGGCCTTCGTTCACCACGAGGTTGTGCGTTGAATCTTCCCACTTCAAATTGCCGTCTTTGTCCAAGCATTGAATGTGGTACACCCCCCCGCCTTTGGCGCTGTGAGCTGTTTGAGTGTTAGCAACCAAGCCTGCGGCAACGGTGTCTGTAGATTGGGCTTTATCGTTGAACATAGTGGTTCCTCAAGAAATGCGAATTATCGCGGCTGTGTTGGTAGCAGCAGGGAACTGCACCGTGAAAGTTGTGGTTGAAGTTTTGTCTGCGCCAAAGTCCAGCACGCAAACAGTCGGGTTGCCTCCGCCCACCTTGTAGATCAGCGCTCCACGCGCAGTCAGCGCAGAAGTCCAAGTCACGTTGGCAAAAGACAGATACACCGTGGCGTCGCCTGTTTGGCTGCCAATTGTAGGCAGCTGATTAACAGTAAGAGGGTTTCCCCCTGCCGTGTAGCCAGAGGCCACAGTCTCGCCTGTAGTGGTATATGCAGTTGTGTCTGGGCCGATCGAAGCCGCGCCAGTGTACAGCGCAATTTTGAACGAGTCTGAGCCAAAGTTGAACGTGCCTGATGGCAGTCCAATCTTGAATGTGTTTGTTGCGCCTTGAGCGATGGTCATGTGACTGCCTGTCTGAATTGGCCGCTACGGTACGCGTCTTGACGCTCCATACCATCACCAAGGCGTTTAGCCAAACCGAGTGCTTCTTTGTACTTGCCTTCGTACAAGCCAATCATGTCCGCTTCGCCCTTCATGAAGGTGTAGCCTTCGACCAAAGAACCATACAACAATACGCTGTCAAAGTTGTCGCCCAACCAAGTGGAGCCTGCTGTCACGATTGACTCTGGGTAATAGTAATAATGCAGCTCTACGTTGTAGTTGGCATCTGGTGTTGGGCCAAGAATGAACGACAGTTCGTTCGTGATGGTTGAACCAGAAGTTGTTGGGCCAAACAGCGCGTAGTATTTTGGGATGGCCGTGTCGGTTGGCTGTGGGTACGCCTGACGGATGAAGTTCACATCCTTGTTCAACAGATACTCATACGAGCCTGTAGCATCAATCACAGCCAGCGAATACGCCGCCAAAAAGTCACTTGGGCAAGACAGGTACTTGTTGTTCAACGCCATAACACCTGTAACGTTTTTACGCAACGAAGGAAACTGCACCGTGTTGTAGATGCGCTGCTCCGCCTGCTCAATGAAAGTATTGATCTGTGTCGTGGTAGACACAGTAGCTCCACTGGCAAGGTACGTGTCAGGAAACGTATTTTCTAGATACGCCTGAATGTTTGCGTAAAGTTCCGCGTAGGTCATGTTAGGCCATTGGTCCGCGAGCCATCAAGCCCTTGGTTGCTGCGCCTGTGCCACGGATTTTGATACCGTCGGTCTTAGTGCCCTTGTAGTCATTGCTGTGGCTGTTGGCCACCGAGACGTTCATCTCGCGCAGGTACTGTTTGTTGTCGCACTCGCCAGCTGCAACGCTTTTTGCGGTCACGGTCTTGCCCGACATGGTGTGAGGCTTAGCGTAAGCAGCTGCTGGTAAGTTGTTGATCTTGGCCATGATTAACCTTTCGATTTTTGGTTGGCAATCTTTGCCAAACCGCGACCCATTTTCAGCATGTCACTGTTGGTCTTGCCACCAGCACGCAGCTTAGTTGGGGTCTTGCCGGGGTGCATGTTTTTCTCGTGCTTGCCCACAGCGGACTTAATCATCTTCTTGTCTTGAGCCTTATCGGCCTTGCTTGATTCCATTTTTGCCATGATCGGCTCCTTACGTCGTTACGATACTGACTGTACCAATTTCTACGCTCAATGCCAAGTTGTTTGGCGTGAGTGCGCTATCAAAAAAGCTGGAGCCACCAACGGGGTTCCACCCCCATTGTAAGTTCCTACTGCCTTCACCTTGATACCCCTGCTCCTCAAGCGTTGGGCCGTTACCCATCAAAATCTGCAAGCCAGTCGTACCAGACGACACATAGCTCCGATCAGGCCGCGGATTACGCACGCCTTGAGGATCATCCACAGGGTACATGCCCAGTTGCAACTGCGGGTGGTCAGGGTCCCAGCAAGGTCCGCACACCAACAGCTCATAGTTTTTGGTCTTCACGACCTCACGACGCAAGTCTGTTAGTTTAAAGCGAAAGCCACAGCGATCGCACTCGGCGATGCTGTTTTTGCCGGAGGAGAACCTATTGCCCATTATCCAATGAACTGTTGACGCGGCACAAAGCGCACCGAGGCTTTTTCTTGGTCTTCACCAGCAGCAACTTCCCAAGCCTCGTCGTACTGGGCTTTTAACACCTGCAAGCGGTCAAGCCCGCCGGGGACTTTGAGCGCCAAATAGTAGGCCAGACCTGCGGTCATGCAGGGCACAAAACGGAAGGGTACGTCCATGACGTTCACACCACCACCGGCATCCTGCACCCTGCGCATACGCCAATACACAAACTGATAGCTCTGTGCACCATCAGGTGTAGGCCACACGGTCACAGCGGGGAGCTTGGCCCAGTAGATTGTTGCTCCAACGGTGTGGGCTGCTGCGGTTGAGTTGTTCTGTCCACGAAAGCAGTTGTACAGAGTGTTGCCCGTGATATAGCCGTACTGGATGTACTCGTTATCAATCTTGATGAAACCGGTTGACGGTAGTCCAGCTGCGTCGGTAACAGTAAGCGTGGTATCTGTCGATGTGATTGTTGTTGCAAGAGTGCCCCCATTCGCGGACTGCTGTCCGTCCAAACGCTGTACCCACACCTGAATTGGACGGGCTTGTTGCAGTTTGTTTGGGAGCGTCGCGTAGGTAGAAACACTGATACGCGTAATGGTCAGGTCGGCTTGGTTAGCCAGTTGGTTGGCCTGCGTACGAATCACGTGCTCAAGCAGATCGACCGTATCGTTCGGTAGGGCGTAGGTATTCTGGCCTTGCACGAGGTCAATCGTGCCCTGCTCAAACGTCCACATGTTCACGCCGCGGTTCGCCCAGTCAGCGAACAAAAGGTTCAAAGACCGACGTGCGGTCTTCAAGTCATAGCCAGTGCGTAGCTCTGAACCGACGCGTTCAAACGCCTCCTCAACCAACTCGGTGAGGTCTAGGTTAAATCCAGCGGTTCCAGAGGTGTTTGCCATTTAGCACTTCCATCGCGCCAGAGACGCTGCTTTACGAGTAGGCTTACCCTTCTCGTCTTTCATTGGGCCGGGCATACCGGACATGCGGGCGCAGAACGACTTCTTACGAGCACCGCCTTCTGGCTGTGGGGCCTTCAGGTTGCTGCCTGTAGCTGCGTTGTACTTAGCACGGCCTTTGGCTGTCAGACCCGCACCCTTAGATGCTGGTAGCTTTTCACCGCGACCTACGGCCAGAGAAGGCCCCTTCTTTTTCGTCGCCATTATCTGAACCCCTTAGTTTTTGCAGCCACTTTTGGCGGTTGGGCTACGAATTGCTTCCCGGCTTTTTTGCCAGCACGCTTTGCACGAGTTGTAGCAGCGTACTCAGACGGGCTGAGACTTTTGATAGCAGCTTCAGGAAGGTATCTTTCACCTGTTTTACTAGACGGTTTTCCACTTTTGGTTCTCCATTTCTGGTCGCCCCAATCCTTTAGGGATTTCTGTGGCGCTTTCATTTTAGTCCCGATACCCGCCGCCAGCGGCTTTATATTTTTTGGCTACGAGCTGCGCTTTTCTCGCGCTCCATTGCCCTGCGCCCGTGCCCTGTGTTGCTGCAGCTTTTACTTGAGACACAATCTTCTTGCGAAGGGAGGGCTTTGTATAGTTACCCGCAGCGTTAACCGAACCACCCTCTTTGTACTGGGTAAAGTCGGTGTTATCCCGCCGGGCTTTTTTCTTGCCCCCGGGCATCTTAGAGGGGGCAATTGCCCCCATGCCGCGACTGCCTATCATTTAGCACATCTTTCCACGGGTCTTACCCTTGGATGCAATGCCGTCGGCGCGTTTAGATGCGGAGCCAACAGAACCACCGCTTTTATATGTGTCGCCCATAGCGTTAGTGCGCGATGCGCGGTCTACTAAGTCGCTTCCTCTATCTGCGGCGGCTTTGGCGCGTTTAACCATTGGCATGATGTTGTCAAACCCGCCGGGTTCTGGACTAGTCCTCGCTTTGCCATACGCCTTAGTAGAACGCTCAATGAGCTCTGCTTCCGACATGTCTTCAATACGTTTGGGTTTTGTAGCCACGATCTACTCCCTAATTAACACTTGCCACCGCGAGTCATAGCAACCATTTTGCCTTTGGTTTTACCCTTAGACTCGACGCCGCCGCCTTTAGCCATTTTGGCCATTCCGCCCTTTTTCAGCATAGACAAGTCTGTTTTTTTGCCAGCGTGCTGTTGTTTGTCATGCATACCTACGGCCTTTTTAACCGTAGCTTTGTCTTGTTTCATGTCGGCTTTGCCGCCTTCGGCCATTTTCTTGCCGCTATCTTTTTTCTTTGCCATCATTGCTATGAAGCCGGGATTCATTTTAGAAGCCATAGTCGTACCA